TGTGCTATTGGGTCATCATCATTGTTTTCACCTGGACTCTGAATTACCTGAGTTACATTAGTAACATTGGTGACATTAGTTACATTGGTAACATTGGTAACTTCAGTAACATTAGTGATTTCATTAGTAATGTTAGTAATTTCTGTAATATCTTGAGTGACATTTGTTATAACATCAAAACCACTAACTGTTTGAATAGTATTTGATTGTGCTTCTCCACCTATTGTTTGAGTTTCATTAAAGTTAGATGTTAAAACTTTAGCATTTCTCATAGAAAGAGTTGACTCCTGAGTTGCATCCACACTACCTTGAGAATAGAATGCCTCTTCAGCAGCAGTATCAAAAGTACCTTTAATCTTACTATTTGTTGGACTACCTGTTAATCTAAATGTTGATGTTCCTGTTTCAAATATTGGGTTAGCAGTACCAGCAGAATCTGGGACATGGAAACTTCCTATTAATGTACCATTTTGATCAGGTATTAATCTAACATTAGTAACTCTAGCTCTTGCTCCTGAAGATCTTCCTCTAAGAATCATTCCTGTTGCAATGTAACCTTCAAATTGAGGAGTGTCATCTGATGATAAACTAAATGTATCCACATTTAATATTCTAGATGATCCACTGTAGGTTTTTGGTATATTTCCCTTGTCATATGGACTCTTAACAAATTCATCAGTAGGATTATTAAATGGACCATACTTATGTCTTGGTCTTGCTGTTCTAAATTCTATATTAGCATTTGCATTTTTATTATTAACTGTTCCTTTAATGCTACTAGGCATTCTACCCCTTACACGTTCATTGGCTCTGAATTTTCCACTTATCATTTCAATTTCAATCAACTTAGGAACACAGAATCTAGTTACATCCACTCCATCAAAGAAACCATAACATCTATTGTAAGGTTTCATAGATCTAGCTGTAAATTGTATATCTCTAGATCTCATAAAGTGAACTATATCTCTACTTACAACTCTACTACCTAAAGATGCTGTATCAATTTGCTCAATAACAGTTTTTTGAGTACCTGATCTTTGTTGATTGAGACTGATACCTCCACTAGCAGTGATGTTATTTACAATTGAATCACTAGGATCTAGTATTTGTTGATTGCCAACATTAATACCATCTAATAAACCTTGAACTGCTTTATTATTTTTGTTTCCAGATGTATTTTGAAGTGTTTGTTGGTTATTAGATAATCCAAGATCCATATTAACACCAACTGTTTCCCAAGAGTTCCATTCAACAGCTGATACACCCATTCTAGAACCATCAGCAGAAGTGGTAATCTCAGCATTCAATGCTTCAGCTACACCCTCAAATGAACCCTCCATCATAATATCATTGGGTTTCATTTTTGTTACATCAATCCAAATATCAGTATCTGGTTCTAATTCAATACTTCCTCTATAGAACATAACAAGGAAAGGAGTTACGTTCTCTACTCTAGTAGCATAAGGTTGGAACATCCATTGAACTTCATCATAATCTAAAGTAATTAATTTACCTGTTCTCTTGACATTAGAACCTGATATAACAGAGAACTGACTATCAGTAGCTAATTCATTACCTATTCCTTGAATGGCATTTGAACCAACTTGCATGTTGATAGCAGTACAGTAATGGGATGGTCTTAATATACCCTCTTTTTTGTCTATACTATTTCTAACACCAACTGTAGTATCTTGAGGTTTTAAATCTGTGAAATTATCTACAAAAATACCAGATTTAAATCTATTAAGTCCATTACCATCAGGTATAAACTTATTCATTATATCAGACTCAACAGTGTTTAAAGAGGTGTAATATTCTAAATTCTTAATTCTTTGCTCAAGTTTAGAGATGTCAGACATCTGATATCTCTTATATTGTATGAATTTTACTTTTGCATGAGAAGCCTTATAAAGATATGCAGGTGAAAAAACATTAGCAATATTCATTGCACCATTTATTTCAGGTGGCAATTTAGGATCATCTGCAGGTGTTCCATAAACAACTTGTAAAGCTCCTGTTTTATCAATATAAAGTCTATCAGCTCTTGGTAGATAGTAATTAAATCCAACAGACATTGATTCATCTGATGCTAAGATGTTTTTAGAACTATGTCTTGCTCCACTATTAGCACTATCATCAAAGTTTCTTCCATCAAATTCAAATGGAGATCTTGCTCCCTCTGCAACAGTATATGGAGCTACTACAGGTCTTGCATCAACTAAATCTGATAATCTATTTCCATTGACTTTTGTAATCTCTTTTGAATATTCAAAACCACCATAAGAGTTAACTGTGGTTATATCACCTGTATCATTAGCATCATATGTTCCTCTTGCATAATAAACTTTTAATCTTCTAGATGGTGGATCAACATCTGCTTTTCTAGTGATATTAGATATTCCATAAAATGCACCATTTTGTCCTGTTTTGAATTTAAAATTGTTGGTAATATTAGGAGATCCACTATTTACTAAAGTAACAAGAGCAGTAACATTAGAATCTTTAAACTTAACTATTTCCTCAGGTTCAAATATGGCATTGTTTAGATACACAAAACCTATACTAATGTCACTATTTCTAGTCAAATATATACCAACTGCTCCACTTGATTGTCCTACAAATCTCTCTCCTATAATTAAATCACTTGTATTTGAGTTAGGACCATCCATAGATCCCATGTTTATGCTAGGAGATGTAGCATCATTTGTATTAGTTGACTCAAAAATACCATAAACCTTAACAACATCAGGAACATTTAATGAAATTACATCATCTTGAACTCTAGTTCCAAATGGAAAATTACCAAAAGTTAATCCATCATTTAAAGTATCACCACCAGTTCCTGAAGATGAGTCAGAAGATCTTATAATATCAACATTTTCAGATACTTTTTTAATTTTTGTTTTAGATACTATATTACTTTTACGTAATGTTGCTATTAATTTAGCAGTTCCACTACCAACATTTAATCCTACAAATCTTGCTGTTTTACTAGCATTTGTTAATTTTAACTTACTAGAATCAATTGGAATTGTAGTACCATTAGTGTTTATTAAAACATATCTTTCTTCATCAAAAGGTAAAAATACTTCTCTATCATCAGCATTAATTAAAGTAGTTTTAGAGTTAGTGATAGTTACATCAAACTGTCTTCTAATTACAATATTAGAGTTAACTAGATCAACATATTGGACATTATCTTTAGGGAAAACACTATATAAACTTTCATTATCAGCTTTATTTCCAGAACCTAGAGTTCTTTGTATCTCAGTTCCTACTAATTGTAAATTGGATACTTCTTCTTGTGTTTGAGGCACTCCACCATCAACCACACCAGTAACACTAGTTACACCAATTACACTTAGAGATGTATCAAATACACCTATAACTTTGTTAATAGTTGGTACTGTTTTGCCTGGTCTTTTATATCTAATTAAATCTCCTGTAGTGACAATTCCTGCAAATGCATCACCAGCACTTGTTACTTGAGAAACACCAGATGTTTTACCTACACCAGCAGCTGCAACTGCTGCACCCACAGTTCCATTTCCAAAACCTAAGATTCTTTTAGGTATTAAATCACCTGTGAATGTTGCAACACCAACACTACCATATAATGATCCTATATCAGATATTTCATAGTTATGAATATCAACAATAAATCTATCATTATCATTAACACCATCAAATGATAATCTTTCACCTGGAAAGAATGTTCCTTTTACATCATAAGCAGTAAATTGAGTGCTATTACTTGTTGCAGTTCTAAGAAAACCAGTAGCACCACTTGATTGTCCTTTTATAAAAGTTGGTATGGGTAATGATATTGGTTCATTAAGTACAAATGATGAATACATTTGCAAATCCCACAATGATATATCCCACTGATTAGGTGCAGGATTTTGAGTATTATATGAACCTGATTCTAAAGCAAAATCATATAATCTAGCAACACCTATTTCTGAACCAGCAGCACCTACATGTCCAGCATCATTTTGTCCACCAACAGCAACATGAGTGCTAGATGGTCTTTTTTCTGATCCAACTCTTTCACTTCTTAAACTTATTGTATTACTATTATTAAATCCTAATGTAGGTGATCCTGTGACATTGTTTAATTCAAATGAAGGACCAAATCCAAAATTTAAAGATGCATCTTTGAGAGTCTTTACTGATCTAGGTTTGACAACATCAAAATTAGTAGCACGTAATAATTCAACATAATATCCTCTTACATATGCTTTACCAGGTGAAACCTTGAATACCATTAAGTCATCAGTTGGTTCATTTCCCTGATCTGTTATTTGACCATCATTATAAAGTCCTCTATTTCCTGTGCCATCATTTAAACATTCTCTAACTGTTGTTGTAAAATCTTTACAATAATAGTTACCAGATTCATCATATGTTCTTCTTGCCAATTCATCTGCTAAGTGATTATAATCTGTTATAACAGTGTCTTTTTCAAGAGCTCCCTTTACAACTCTAGTGAGTTCTACAAAATTTTCATCATTAAGTTCATCAATATCTTTTCTTGCTAAAGTTGCAGTAATTCTTAGTCTATCAGCACCTGGTGCTGTAAAATTATTAAATCCTTGAGCATTATCTGATAAAGATGGATCAATATCTGCAGATATAATGTCTTCTCTTATCTTAAATCCAATTCTGTGACTTGAAGTATTACTATACTGATCTAGTATTAAAATTTCATCAGCAACATCTACAAAGTAACCTCTTAAGAAATAAACACCTGCAGACATTTTAAATGCCATTCCTCTACAGGTGGACTCAGATGATATGGTGCTTGCAAATCCTTCTCCAGCAGCTATAAAGGTAGTTGAAAAACTTATATCTTCAACTGTTTGTAAAACCTCATTATCTAAAAATTCATTTATATCATTATTTCTACCAGTTCCTCTGTATGCAACATATAAGGTAACATTACCTCTTTCTGATTCCTCATCTGTAATGTATGTTACAACCTGTGCAGTTACACCTGATGAAGCACCTTCAATTCTTTTACCTACTAATTGATCCAAATATAATGTAACAGGAACTCCCAAAAATTCAGAATCTATTTGTACTCCAAAAAACTGATCTTTAAATTGAGAACCACCAGGTATTACTTTAGCACCTTCTTTAAAGAAGTGATTACCCATGTCTTCAATCTGATTCTGAAGAACAGATTGCATGGTTGTAAGTTCTCTTGCCTGAACAGGAAATCCAGGTTTATATAATACTTTATAATAATTACTAGACGGCTCAAAATCATCAAAATAAGGAGCAACGTTTAGATTAGTTTCCTGAGGCATGATTTTTTA